AGATGATACCGTTTCTTACACCTTTCCACACTAGCAATATATCACATAAAAGCTGGGACAACAAGCGATTTTTGTCCCTTCATGAAATTAGTCCACATTTTCGCCTAATTTTTCAAGCAGCAGCATGCACGCTCGGTCGCACGCCCTCATGATGACATTTTTATTCGTAAAGTGCTTTTTAGCCAAAGAGCGGTAATCGTAGACATTTTCAAAGTAATACTCTGACACGTACAAGCGCTGATTCGGGTCGAGCTCGTCTAATACTTCATTCACGCATTGCTGCCAAAATAGTCGATTTTGGATATAGCGCGATGATTCGACTTTTAGCATTTCATTTTCGATTGCTTTCGAGTTCGAGCCCTTGCCCTTAATCCAAGCATTACAATCCGGGTCATGCCATAACCAGCTCATGCGATGAGCAGCAATCTCCCTGTCATAATTTGGATAATCACGCAGCCGCTGCTCGGCTATTTTTTTATAACGCAAAAACCTAACCTCCTACAATAAAGATTCTAAGCGGTCCGGTCTAAAACCAAACCAGGTCTTCGTTTGGTCGGACAGTTCATCGTCAATCGATACGACCGGCAGCGATTGCCAGCCGTAATGCCGTAAGATTTCCAATGCACCGTCCTGGACTTCCACATTGACCGTTTCAAACGGGATATCATGCTTTTTTAAAAATTCCTTAGTAAATTTACACTGTGGACAATTATCCCGTGAGTAAACAACAAGCGCCATGCGAGCTCCTCCTTCATTCGATTATTATTTTATCGCACCGCACGCAGCGGCAAATCCTAATAGGAACTCCGCAATTTTCGACCATAAACCCGTGTGAAAGTTTATGGCTTCCATACCATACGATGCACAAAAACCGCTTTAAATATTTAATCATAGTACACTCCTTAGAACTCGCCGCAGAATAGGCGCTTAATTTCTTTACCAAATAACATGATGGCCATTCTTGCATCGTCCCTATTTTTAAAATAGCCAAACATAGGGAAAGAGCAATTTGTGACATCCATCCGGTCGAACAGGTCGCCATCTAGAAAACCGATGCACCACTTAGGCTCTGCATCTTTTAGACTAGCCCCACCAAAGGAAGGCTCCCATCCATCATTACGCAGCTTTCTGAACTCATTAATTGATACCAATAACAGGCGCTTATCCCTAGCAGCGAGTGCAGCTTCTACATCGAGAAAGACCACACCGTGATGATGCATCATGCACTGATAAGGAGTAGCTCTCCATTTCATCGGTACAATCATGCCGTCACTTTCTAGGATAAACACATCCTGGCCATCGATAAATGGATAATCCATTTCAAAAGTTCCGAGCCGCATTTTTTTAAAACTCAACACAGCCGCTTCAAGCTGAACCGTATTATCGTCATTCATAGTATACACCCCTTATTTTAAAATATCACGGATAAACGAAATATCCGGAGCTAGGACCGTACGCAGCACAAACACAGTGACGATTAAAAGGACCAAAGCGAGCACGGCTTTAATAAATAATTTTAGCATTGATTTAAACGCGAGCGTTTCTTCGTCCGTATCGCTGAGCTCATAGTCCTGTGACTTCATAAAGAAATACATCCCACCGAAGATTAACGCAGCGAACAACAAAGCGATTAACACGGTACCAATAAAATCAAAAATTGTATAGATAGTATACTGGGTTCTGATAAGCGGATAAAGCTCAGTCGCTTTTTCAAAGCTGACTTGAAACATATCCGCGATTTTTTGAATGACTTCGCTATTCATAAATTTTTACCTCCTAAAAGTACGCCCAGGAAAAAAGGCGCTATTGATCGTGACGAAAAAATTATACACCAGTATTTAAATTTATAATTTGAGATTGACTTAGGTCAGTCTTCAATTCAAAGGACCCACAGAAAGAACCGTACTGGTCAATTTTTACTAACACGGTTTCACCGTTCATATTGGGCAGAATAACAATCGGCTTCACTCCTAACGGTACATTTTTAGGTAACTCAATAGTGAGATAAGTTGGTGAAACTTGGTCCCCAAGGCTTATATTTTCTGAGTCCTTTCCAATTAAGAGTTTGAGTTTTTCGCCATCCATATCGAACTGCTTTTCTATACCGCTTTTTATTTCCTTCAGATAACCTTTTTCAATCGCTATCTCCTCAGCTCGCCGCGCACCTAAAATCGCCCACACACATTCACTGCGGTCCTTGAGTTCATCCGTGCCTTTGATACTGTAGCCACCATTATCCGGTAATTCAATAATAATTTTTTTCATAGGTATACTCCTCCTATACGAGTTCAGTTTTTACGACATAAGGAGAATCGTCCGAAAGGTCGTCCGATTTTTCCTCAGTAATAGTGACATGATGAAAGCCCAACTTGCGCCACCATATCTCACATTGGTTATAATTGGGGCCGAACCGCCCGGTTAAAACGAGCGATTCATTCCTGGTAAAATGGACCGTGTGAACATTGGTATAAATCCGGGCCAGGTTTCCATTATTTTTATATAGTCTGACAGTGTAAGCCATAGTCTAACCGTTCCCTTCTAACATAAGCGCAGCCAAATCCTCTGGGTGGATATAGCTGACCACCCCAGCCAGGAACAGGAACAGCACTGACAATCCAACGTGTACATGCGACACTCCGAAAATATGTGCCACTAATACAATAAATGCAAGCGCGAGCCAAAAGCGCAGCCATAGCATTTTTATTTTCATTTTTACTTTCATCTTCCTAACGCTCCTATTCTTTGTAATTCGCCTTTTTCTTCCCAAAGTATACGACTTTTACTTGTAGCGACTTCTCTATTTTTCAACTCAATCAAACGCAGCACGCTCTCCAACGAATGATTCACGATAATGAAACCTGCCGAATCTGAAGAACAGATTTCTACTTTAGAGCCAGCACGGTCAGTACGGTCACGAACAACGACAATCCTCTCCACATTTAAAGCCACTTGACCAAAATCAGTATTAAAAGTTTCAAACGGGCTTACTTTTAACTCCTCCATGCGTGATTGCCCCCTTCCGTAGCTTCTGCAGCATAGACGTCCTCGAGTAACCACTCAAGGTTCACTTTTGCTTTTTCTAGGTCCTCGGAACCATTTTTCTCGGCATAGCGCATTAGGTACTCCATAGCTGAACACCAATGATGCGCTTCTAGTCCGCTTTTATTTTTCACGAATTCCAACAGGACCTGTGACACTTCAAGTCCGAGCGTTCCAACGTAATGCTTCGGAGAGTGCACCGCTGAATCGGTAGGAATAGAATCAGCGACTGCGGATTCATCAAGCGTAGCTTCGTGAGCATACACAGACTGGTCAAGGATACAAGAACGACCATAAGCGTCAGTTACCACTGAAACGGTCTCGCCAGCTTCTGCAGCTTTGCGCCAATGCTCCAAGTTTTTAGGGATATAAGGCAGGTCGACCGCCTGAGCGCCGTATTGACTATCCAATGATAGTGTTGATTTGTCGCTGCCTAGTTTTGCCATGATTTCGAGTCCGGACGGCGTGAAATTAAATGCGATACCCAAGTTCTGGAACGCAGCCACGAATCCACGAACATAGGCCTCCTGGACCGCAATATTTTTCAAAAGCGCTCTTTTTTCTACCAGGCTCTTAGCTCCTGGGATAACTGGGTCGGCTTTTTCGCTGAAGCAAGATGATAAAAGAGCCAAATGATGGTCCCACGCTTCGTATTTTTTAGAAAACTCACTGAACTTTTGCTCATCGAGCAGGTCGAGCAATTCGTCTAGTTTTGCGATTATTTGCATTATTTTTTTAGTATTTTTGATTCGCATAAAAACGCCCCTCATTCATTCAAATTCTGTATATTGTCAATAATATTTTCACGGGTCGCCGGATGCACGGATTCGGGAGAGCGCAGGAACTTAATGAGCGCTGGACCGGTCGTGCGTAAACGGTCGACCGCGTGAGCAAAGCGCAGCGGGTCACCGCCTAAGTAGTTGTCAATGTATTCCACATAGGGAGTAAATTCGGTCTGACCAGGCAGCAAGACCTGAATCATAACCGGTTGATTGTTTCGTTTGTCTGAATTGTTTACACGTATGATACGACCCTGGATGCCATGCTCCTGCATATAGAGCAGGGCCACGATGACACCACCAAACAGGGTAGCGTCTTCCAAGTAGCGCTTATATACGTGGGTCGTCATAGGGTGGTCCGATGAGTAGTAACCGAAAATGGTCGCATAAGACTTCAGACCGCTGAAGAACCACCCGTCCTTATTTTGAATTGCATACATATTGATTCACTATCCTCTTTATTTCATTCAAGTCTTGCAGGGTCATACGAGTGCCTTTTTTTAGAAAATTATAGGTCGGATGGTAGCTCAAAATATCTGATTGTTTTACAAAGTCCGACAATGCGAGCTCATTCGCCTTCAAGCACTCCGCGAGCTCCATACGTAAAGTAGTATCCTGGAACCTAGGAGCGGTCCTGGACCGTTCGACTTCCGGGAGCTCTGGCAGCTGGACCTGGCTGCTTTTTAGCAGCTCTGGAGTAGGCCCCACGATAGAGCGGTCAACTTTTCGCATTACGCGATTTTCACCACCGACAGAAACGATTACTATATTTTCGTATTCGTATGCCTCTCTATATATTTTGATTTCTTTTGACTCGCTCATGGATTGTACCCCTTCCTTGCTTTTTTAACGCCTCATCGATATGGTCCCACAGGAAACCAACCTGCTTCAAAACAAAATTATCATTGTAATATTTATCGCATAACTGGCCACCGGATAAGATGACCCAATCGAGATAAGCAGCGGACCCGAATCCAAGCTGCTGGGCTTGGCGTTGCTGCTCTAAAATCCATAAACCGATATCGGTATATAGTGCTTGATAGTCCATAGTTGTTACAACTCCTCTAATTTAACATAAACGCCGCACGGGTCGCCCCAAAATTTTTCAATAATATTTGAAGCGATACCTGCATCATTTTCAAAGAAACCCAACTCGGCCAGGCAATCCTGCGGCAGCTTGATGATATTATCCGTGTCGGGCTTTGTCGTTTTCCACTGTCCATTATAGGCGCCTTTTTTCAAGGGATAAATCCACTTGGTCGTTAAGCGCAGCGGAGCCTTCAATTTATCAGGCGGAACAAAGTGCGAGAAGTAAGCCATGAACTTAGCACGGGCAGCGACCACATCGTCCGGCTCGTAGAATCGGGGGTGGCCATTTTTGACCGCAACCTTTTTCTGCTGATGTGTAGTTGTTGGGAGTTCCATAGGAACGAAAAATTCAACCATCATGACTCATCCTCCGCCTTTCTAAAATCGACACCGTGCCATGCTTGCCAGGCAGGGTCATAAACGATATAACCGGTCGAGCGTAACTGCTCAAAAATCCACTCGAGCAATTCGGGTTGATTTGCAATCCAATCGAGGACCTTCGATTTATCCGGGTCGTATTCCATACCCGGGAGCCTATGAAAATTCATCGGCATATTTTTTGCAACTTCTAACTTTACCGATTTTTTACGTCTCATAATTTTACCTCATTTTACTTTGTGATTTTTTCACATTCTTTTATTTTTCTTTTTCGCGATTGTCCATGATTGAGTGGGCAGGCCAAGGGGGGCAGCATGTAATGCCCCCTTGACTGACCCATTCATGGACTTGGCCATTTTTGGACACTTCCACTTTTTACCCCCAGTTAGGGGTATAGGGTGCCTGTCCATGGACAAATGGACAAATGCCTCGAGTTTGTCCATGTCCAAAATGATTTTTTTACACCTAAAAGGTGCAACGAATGACCGATGGACAAATGGACAAACTCGGTGTTTTGTCCATTTTGTCCAATGACATGTCCTCGAGTTTGTCTTTGTCCAATACACCTGCCAGGTGTAAAATCTACGCTTTTAGAACGTAATCTCCATCCATTTTATAGGCAGGATTTTCATCGATTCTGCGCTTGAAAGTTCGTGAAGAAATTCCCAAAGCCTCACACATATCATTTTTAGTGACCGGGTTCACGCCATCAAATACTGAAGCATAAGCCGTCTCAAAAGCGGCTGCTCGTTCCTCCTTGCGCTTGTCCGGGTCGGCTTTCTTTTGGAAGTTTTTCTTCCAAGGCGGAGTCGCCTCATCCACTTCGATATCGGTCAAGATACCGGACTCGTCCACGCTATGCAACGGATAGCTGAACCATATATTTTTAGGTTTGAATTTCGCGAATTCACGCAGCGTACCATCCACTCGCCAGGCTGTACTTGATTTAGTTTTTTCCATAGAGATTTTTACGAGCTCATTCGTTTCCCATCTATCCTTGATATTAACGACTGCACGCTCGAAATGGTCGCGCATTTGGACCCTAGACTGTAGGTCATCAAGTCCCACATATTGCTCCATGTAAGGTCGATTCATGCGATTAATAGCGTCCTTGTAGATACCACACGCGACACGCTCAGTGCGCTGCTTCATGACTTCTTCAGTCACTTCAAGCTCTACCAGGTCAATCAGAGCGTCCGGGTCCCGAGCGAATACTCCCGACCCACTAGCACGGTCCATCGATTTTTTACCTCCCTGCGCACCTTTTGAGTGGTGGTGGCAGTAGATAACTGAGCAGCCTAGCTCAGTGGCCACTTTATCAAATTGGTTCGTGAAGTGGGCCATTTGGTCTGCAGAGTTTTCATCCCCGGTCAGTACTTTATAAATCGGGTCGATGATAACTGCGATGTACCCTTTTTTATGGGCCCGTCTGATGAGCTTAGGTGCCAGCTTGTCCATCGGAACGGTTTTACCACGTAAATTCCAAATATCAATATTCGAAACATTGGCAGGCTCCACGCCCCTGGCTGTATATACATCCTTA